AGCCAGTAGGATTCATGTTGAACCCATGCAAGTCACCGCTCGTTTCGAGTACGAGACAGTAGAACCCCGCCGACCAATTGGCCCTGGTAGTAGCCAGTAACCCGTGCTGGGCTAGCCATGGTTACCTTTAGTAGAACCACAAAACACTGACGCGGTGACGCAACGCGCCCCGTGCCCGACCCGGAGTCGTAACCTTACAACACGTGAAGGCTGAAGCGTTGAGCGAAACAACCCAGTGGGTCGGTTCGCCGGTGTGACCAACACCTAACCTTACAACATGAAGGCTGAAGTGTACGTTTGACGCAAATCGTATAACGAAAGCAGTCAACACCCACAACCCACGCTGCATCGTGGGACCAATTCTAGTTATAGGCCAAATGGTTTATAAATGCCCAACAACGGATATTAAGCACAATCGATCTCACACATCCGCTGCAACCACGGGTGTGTCATCTCAAACGGCTCGCAGTGCCGAAGATAATCTCGAAGGCGCAAAAACGCAGACTTTGGCATACCGTAACGCCTATCATAATAAGCGTAGTCGTCAAATGCGTCAGACACGTCAGCTTCACGGCTGACTTTGATCCAACGTTCATCGGCGTACTGGTGTCGTGCGGTATGCCTAACGAATGTTTGAGCACCGGTCGTCCGAGCGAGCATATTCTCAGCAAATGCCCGACATAGACGGTCGGATCGCCCATAGCATTCTAGGGTTTTCGCACATGACCGCGCATATATCCGCGACGCCCACTCAGGGCGTTGAGTCCGGTCCCAGAACAACTTTGCTAGGAACTTACCAGTCTTCGGCACAAGGACGATATCCCGACCAGATGCCTTAAACCAGCCCGAACAGAAATCCGCATCTCGCCAATCATCAGCAACTGCTATAGTCGCTTCGAAACCTAATGCGAGATAATGCCGCCGCAACGCATCAATACCACCAAGGCTGGCAAAATGGCGTTTTGTAGTTACAATGATGCTATCGTCGCCGCACACCAGCGTCAACCACTGGTTTTTACCACCAAAGAATGCCTGTTTCATGGTGATATTTACAATAGTATCAGTCAACGAGGTATCCGTCCAGCCAGAAAACATCGTATTTTTAACCTCGAACTTGATCCCATTAGCCGTTTGCCCGCGTGACACGCCTCGCGAACGCCTAAGCAACGCAACGACCTCCTCAGGCAACCACTCGTCGTACCAATTATGTACTGCGGCAAAGGCAGGCCCAAGGATATGGCAATCATACCGCGACTGATCATCCATAATCCACACTAAATCGCTGGGGTCACACTCAATGACATCCAAGGCACGCGTGACCCAGTTACCGATCATGCGGTTATCCATCCCGCATGTGTAGACGGCATGCCGCCCAGCGCGCCACGACA